TTCTTGCTTTTGCTCTTTGCTATGGAAGACATGTATTGGATCCGCGGTCTTCACGCGGACTGTACATCTCGCACTAGGAGGTAATGACAGGAAATCAGTTGTAGTCTTGGATACTAAGTTACAACCGAACACTCGAGGTGGCATCGGAACAATCCTCATGACAATAAGAAGTCAGTGAGTAGTGTCCATCCCGCTTAGCTCTAAGTTCGGCCAACCAATCGCATCGTCGATTTTGGCTAACGCTGTCACAGCTCCCTCATCCGTGCAGTCTCTCGACCTTCCGCCAATGACAAGTACCCGCTGGGATTACGTTGGGGGGCTTAACGCCTCCACGAATCACCTATGGCAGGTCAATCATGTCACGGACTTGGTACGGAACTATTAAGGCGGCCCAGGAGCAAGGCCTCCACCGTTTTGGATGACTATGTGCGAAACCCAATGGCCCGAGGGCCACCCGATCATCACAGACGACCCAGTAGATCAGACGTCGACAGCATCTCCGCAGACCGAGAAGGCATTTCGCCAACCGTCTCGCGTTCGCGACGACACGCCTCGCAGGAAGAATAACACTCATCCATCGGGAACCTTTCGGTTCCACGAAGGGAGTGACCCTCCAAACGAAGCGCGTCGCAGCGACCGCGTAAAGCGTCGAGATAATCGTCAGCGTCCGAACCTAGTTCGTCCGTTGCGTCAACGACCGGCTCATCGCCGATCTTAAGACGCGCAGCAATCACTGAAGGAGAGAATTCTCTCAAATGAGGGCATGTCGGTCCCATCGTACCGACCATCCGATCGTTCCAATGACGAACAAAGCCAGCATCGCTCATCGGTCGCAGTTTTCGTGTACGCGGCATAATCCGCGCCATCACGTCTGCAGGCTCGACGGGTCCATGCAAGGCATAGTCCATCTGGTTCAACCGGACGATCCAGTCCGTATTCGGATCGACCTCATCGACTTCACCGTCGTCGGTAAAGGTCACTTCAGCTGGGTGTTGATTAGACAACCATGAGTGCTGTGAGATCAGGCGGCTCACTTCCGAGCCTTTCTTCTGATAAAGACGCAAGCGTCGATCACCCACGAAACAAGCAGCGACCTTTCGCTGCAACTTCGATATCTCAAAATCATCCGCGGCATGCCGCGGAGAGACCCCGTAACCTCCCAGCGACACAGGAAGGAACCAATTCGGCTGCCAAGGATTCTTAAATCTCTTGAAAGCCGCAGGTATCCATCCTTTCGCCTGGGGACAAATGTCGATCATATCGGAAAGATCCTTACCGATCTGATCAGGCGTTGCGGAGGACTCACCCGTCTTCAGTGAGAAGCCCCTAATGAGCTTCAGGTTGATGTACCCGAGCCGACGAACCTCGCCGCCTTTCGGCGCGTAGTAGAGTCGCGAATTGATCACCGCGATGAATCGCGAAAGATAATTCTTGCCCTTAGACACAATCAAACCGGCCTCCCCAACCGTCGCTACCCAGATCTCATAGAGTTCAGGATTGCAGCGGAAGAGGATGTCATCACCATTGACGAGGACGAGATTGCGGTAAGCGTTGACAAAGTCTTCGCCCAAACCGTGTTTCGAAGCGTACC